TCCCAATCTTCGTCCTCAGCTTCGTCTGGTTCTTCTTTCTTTGCAGGTTTGGTGGATTTCTTTGGCTCTGCCTTTGCTGTTGCTTTCTTCTTTGCAGGCTCGATTTCTCCATTGTCCAGTTTTTCCAGTAACTCAATCAGTGCATCTTTCTTTCTGGATTTACACATAGAGGAAATACCACGTTTACAACACAGTGCATACAGGTCTTTAGCGCTCATGCTTTTATAATCTTCGCTGGATTCATCCGGCTCTTCTTTTGTTTTCTTTGCACTTGCTTTCTTTGTTTCAGATTTTTCTTCCTGTACTTCTGTAACATCTTCTGCTTCTGCATCCACAATATCATCCTGATTTGTTTTCAGTCCAGTTTCAACAACTCTAGCTGTTACTTTCGGAATTGCTGACAGCAGGTCTAACAGGAATGGACTGTTATCCATTGCTACTGTTCTTGCGAATAATGGGTATCTGCTACCGATTTCTTCAATGTTCTCCTTGTTTGTTCCATACAGTTCTTTTGCCGCTTCATATGCGCTCCAATTTTTTGCCATTTTTGTTTCTCCTTTTCTGTTTTGCTTTGTTCTTTTATTTTTTTTTGCTTCAACTTCTGTTGTTGATTTTATTCTAACACAGGTCTAACATTTTGTCAACAACTATTTTTATTTTTCTGAAACTTTTTTCAGTGCTTCATCGACTGCAAATTTCAGACTTTTTAAACCATCCTCGGACATAATCCCAAGACCACCTCGGAGGAAAACTTTTCTTTCTTTTCCTTCTTCTTCTGTTACCAACTGTTCTGCAACAGAATAACCAAGTGTTTCTCCTTCCAGATTTTGTGCTTCTGAAATTACTACATTTCTTTTTTCTTTAATTCTTGCTTTTGCAAGTTCTGTGTAATTTAATCTTCCCATTCGCTTGTTTCACTTCCTTCCTGTTCTTCCTCACCATTATCTGGTAATTCGATTACAGCCACAAAACGTAACTGTATATAATCCTCGTCTACAAGGCTACAAATGTTATCAAGATTCACATTATCAACCATAGACTTGAATGGAATCTTTGCATTTCCGTCTTTGTCGAAGTTTACAGCACCAATTGTAAAAATTCCAAGGTTCATAGCTTTACCAGTTCCACATTTTGCCTGTACTGTAATATCACTGTTTAATCCCTGTAATAGTTCCACACTTGTAAGAATCTCATCATAACGCAACTTGAAAGTAACTTGCACTGTTTTATTTTTTCCAATGTTCATACCTTCAAAAGTTGCAATACCTTTTTGTTTGAATTTCTTTTCCAAATCAATATTCCTTTCTGTTCTGTGTTATAGTTCTTCTTCTGTTCTTGTTTCTTTCCTTCTGCATTGTTTCATAATATTCTTGTTCTTTTTGTTTTTCTTTCAAGAAAAGTTTTCTTGCTTCAATACTTTGTTTTGCTTTATGTTTATTTACTTCAAGTAAAACATTGTTTGTATTGTTTGTTATAACATCTTTATTACTTGAACTCGAAGAGTTCTGTAATATGTGGCATGAAGTCGAAGACTTCAAACCCCCTTTTCTTTTCTCCCCCTTATCATACACCTTGTCAAGTGCTTTGTCAACATTTTTTTTATATTTTTTTTCTAACAATGGTGACAGCTTGCTTTCTTCTTTTTCTCGTTCTTCTTGTAATTCTTCTAACACAGATTGCTTTATAAGGTCTTTAAATGCTTCTATATCGGATTCTTTTATCGAAAGCCATACTTCATCTGTATTGAGGAATTGAAAAGCAAATACGGGTAATTTATGGGCTTCTATTGCATGAGATTCTAACGTATGTAAATATTCTTGTTTTACCGTAAAAGAACTATTGTCCGTTGATTTTAACTCACATATACAATGGTCTGATTGACCGTCACACTTTTCTATCCAAGTAGCACCTGAATTGCGTGTAGGTTTAAAACCTAGCCTGTGCATTACTTCTGCTTCATTTTTACGATAAAACTTTGTTGAGCGTTTTGTCATTTTGCTATCTCCTATATTTTTGCATAAGAAAAGGGCAATATAGATATGCTTTACAAGCCCATATTTATGCCCTATTTTCCATTTTTATTCCTCAGTTAATTTACGCCTTATATCATCTTCTATAAATAATAAATACGGCTTACAAGAACCACAGGCACGGGAACGCATTTCTTTAAATTCCTCAGTACCAAACAAATCTTTATAACGTGTTTCAGCTTCTACTATTTCTCTTGTATAAGATACTATATCCATGTTATTCTCCTTTCTGTTGTATGATTGATAGTATTTTTCGTTTGTCTTCTGTTACAAGTCTATGCCACAAATCAAAGCCTGTTGTACCATCATAATCGTAAAAAGCATAACCATATTGAGTGCATTTCTTAATCCATTGCACTGTATGTTTTTGTTGTATTGTTACAAGCTGTTTTGCTATTGCATCATATTCTCTGTCAGTTATAACACTGTTATTTGCTTCATAGTATAGATAAGAATGAATTAATATAACACGTTGTAAGAAACTACATTTTAATTTGTCAGACCAATATACAGGCAAATTATACATAATCTTCAATGCTCCTTTCCGGTAACATTGCTATCTTATATGCTAACTTACAACATTTCTTCCATTGTTTATGAAACGCTTTATTTGTTATTATACCATAATCTGACGTAGTACACATTATATTTGTTTTTTCTGTTCCACTTAATGTTTTATATTCCCATACAACAGGGCAAATGTATTTACATTCTTCATGACTTCTATCACTTAAAATTTCAAATTGTGGTGCATGATTTATATATTTATTACGGAACATACAACAAAAACAACTCATATCTACCATTGTTTGTCTGTAATATGTTATAAGTTCATCATAATATTTTCTTTCTTCTTCTGTTTCACAAATACCTTGTAAATTAAGGTTTAATGCAATCATTGTTTCAAGATACTCATGTTTATATTCCCATATATCTTCATTCATGTTTTCTTTGTCTACTGCTATTGCGTGTGCAATCCATTTCCACATTTTCCGATGTTCAAGAACTGCTTTACGTTTATGAAATAAAATCCAATCTCTTTCTAACTGTTCTTGTTCTCCATATGCTATTTTCTTTCTTCTCATTTTGTTACCTCCTTACTTGTTTAACTTGTTATCTTTTACTCAATTACATTTTAACATAACAACATTTTATTTGTCAATAACTATTTTAACTTTTATAAATATAAATTACATAACTTTATAAAGAAAAATATATATAAATATATATAAAAAGAAAGTTTGTGCTTTAAAAGTTTATTTGTTTTATTCCATTTTGTTTACAATATTGTTTTAAAGACTTTATATTATTTCTTTCAAACTCTTCCCTGACTTTATGAATAACATTGTCCAGATTTGCTAATGCTTTTTGTTTTGAAGCATATCTGGTATATTCAATCGCAATCCCTGTCTGATAATGTGTAATAGAATAGCATCTATTTTCCAATTTTACAATAACAATATTTTTACACTTTGTTTTATAACATTGTTTCTTTACAACCTTCCTATCACATCCCATTATATTACATTCCATGCTCTAACCTCCTATTTTAACGATTTAAGACACTTTATACATTTACCCTATACTTTTATCACTGAACTATATAAACACGCTAGAAACTTAAAATACAAGCTATAGTGACTATAAGAAAAGGTAGCTTTTTAGGCTACCTTAATTTTTCTTAATGCATCACTGTATTTATTTCCACAACACACGAAGCAGTTAATTGTGTCTTTTGTCATTCCTTTGAATACTGCAATTCTTAAAATCTGTTCAAGTGGTAAACCTGTTTTTTCTAGCTTTGTTACCATCCCAATGCATCTGTAAGAGAATGTTGCTCTGATACCATTTGTATTAGCTTGTGTTCTCAGATTCTCAATGAAGTCCACAAGGTCTGCATTTCCTTTTGCGATATGCATTTCAATGTTTCTATCGTAGTCAAAATCAATGATTGCAAATCTATCAAGTGTAGCTTGGTCTAACACAAGTCTTCCTGTATACATATCATCAGCACCACTGCCAACAGTGTTACCTGCGGCTACAACACGGAAGTTTTTGTGTGCTGTGATTTTTCCATTTGGGAACTCAAAGTATCTATTTGCAATTGCCGCATTAAGTAAAACTAATACTTCTGGAATTGATGCATCCATTTCGTCAAGGAAAAAGATACCACCATTCTTAAATGCTTTATAAAATTCTGTTTCATGGTAAACGCCACCTGCATCTATAAAGCCTGTCAGTTTGTATTCCTGCTGTACTGAGTTCGTAAAGTAAAATTCAAGTCCTAATTCCCAACTGATTTGTTCCAACGTATAGTTCTTGCCACTTCCTGCCGGACCAGCTAAACATACTGGAATATCGTTTTCAATACAAGCCTTAATTGTTTCATACTGACTATGTTTTACTTCCTGTGTTTCTTCCTTTTCTTCTTCCTTTTCTT